TTTCGTCGCGCGCTTTGCGCAGCTTCGAAGATGTGGGAGTTTGCCAAGTTCAATCGGTCTTGTCCAAGACCTTTATCCCAGCGCCGCGCGGCCTTAGGCCACGTGCGTGTCTGTGTCGCAAGATTTAACTCCCTGGGGGCGTTAGACTTCGACAATTTTCGTAACTTCAACCAGAGCAATAGTACTCTGCCTCCCTCTCTGAGGCTAATATCGTCATTTTGACGTGACAATATTTGCACCCATCGTGGAAAACTTAGTGCTTCGCTTTTATACTGGAAGCAGTCACTCCAAAGGTCACCTAACGCCTTCCAGGTAGGAAGGGTGTAAGGATCGTACTGGCGGATGACTTCATCCACTTTCTTCACACGAGCCCGTAATTGGTCATGGAACGGTCGAGCTACCCATTCTAGGAAGAATTCATTGAACGCTTGCATCGAAATGAAAGCATCCAATGGTCCTCCTTTCCCAAGCCTACTTCCCAGGTACCCCTGAACGGCGATTAAACCGTTTGGGAGTACCACGGGTTTCCGCTTGGTCCGCCCCTTCTTCTCATCCTCCGTCATAGGGCGATCTTCGCCATATGAGTAGGAGTAGAGTCCAAGTTGCGGTAGGAGTTTCTCGATCGCTACAATCGCATTCACGGCCCGGTTAACCAATTCGTACCAAATTCCGACGGCCATGGGCCATTGGAACAGGTCTTCCTTGATCGCCCCACCGGGTCCAACGGCGCTGACCCATGCCTCGAAAGGCACGGACCAGATGCCGCCCGGTTGGTGCAGGCAAGCAGACAGTCTCCCGAGACGATTTCCCAAAGCCCAGACCACCTGTAGGCGGCCTAGGTTTCGGTATCCGAAGCCAACGAAACGTGCTACAGTCGACACACGAATTCTTTCGAATTTCATGTTCTTACGAACTAGCTCCATGAGTGCTGTCAGATTCTTTAACGAAACTGACACTTCATCTTAGGAGATACCCGCTACGTCCTGTCCTTTGAAATAAGTTCTCTTAGCGAACTCGAAAGTTCCCTGAGAAGAAACCAAACTGTTGGCTAAGCCGATTTCAACTCCTATCAGATCCATTATTCTCAGGTATTCGTTAGCAACGGCTTTGTTTGCAATACAAACATCGTCGC